CTGGCAACGATCATATGGGCGCTTTTGGCTGCGACAGCTACGATATTAGCGGTACTGTAGATGGTCAAGGCTCTAAAGGAGCTTTACATGGTTTAACTAAGTTTAGTATGGAAGATGCACCTGCTAATCAGTTTTTTTTAGAGTATATTGCTAGACCACAAACTGCAGAGATGTTCTTTGAAGACGTTCTAATGGCATTAGTTTTTTACGGGATGCCTTTACTTGCAGAAAATAATAAACCTCGTCTATTGTATTATTTAAGAAGACGTGGTTATAGAGGTTTTAGCATGAATAGACCTGATAAAATATGGAATAAATTATCTGTAGCAGAGAAAGAAGTTGGTGGTATACCTAATTCAAGTGAAGATATTAAACAAGCGCATGCTGCAGCAATAGAAATGTATATACAAAATCATGTTGGTTTAAGCTCAGACGGTGTTTTTGGTAATTGTTATTTTAATGAATTACTTAACGACTGGGCTAAATTTGATATAAATAAAAGAACAAAACATGATGCTACTATAAGTTCTGGTTTAGCAATAATGGCTTGCAATAGACACTTGTATGCACCAAACGTTAGAGTAGAAAAACCTAAACTAAATATAAGTATTGCTAGGTATAGTAACAAAGGCAATACATCTAAATTAATTAAAAAATAAATATGGCTGATTCATATACAAATAACTATTTTCCGAGCCAAGTTGTAAGTGACTTGGAAAAAATGAGCTATGAATATGGTTTGCAAGTTGCAAGAGCAATCGAAGAAGAGTGGTTTCATAACGATAGAGGTTCTAATAGATATAGAAGTAATCAAAATGATTTTCACAAATTAAGATTATATGCTAGAGGCGAACAATCTGTACAAAAATATAAAGACGAGTTATCTATAAACGGTGACTTAAGCTATTTAAATTTAGACTGGAAACCAGTACCTATTATACCTAAATTTGTAGATATAGTTGTAAATGGTATAGCAGAACGTATGTATGATATTAAAGCATACTCTCAAGACCCATACGGTGTTAGTGAAAGAACTAAGTATATGGAGTCTTTACTTTCTGATATGAGAACTAAAAAGCTGAACGAGTTTACAGAACAGGCTTTTGGTATGACAATATTAGATAACGAAAAATCTGAGCTACCTGACTCAAAAGAAGAGTTAGACTTGCATATGTCGTTAACGTATAAGCAAGCTGTAGAATTAGCAGAGGAACAAGCTTTAGGTGTTTTACTAGAAGGTAATGATTACGAATTAATTAAAAAAAGATTTTATTACGACTTGACAGTTTTAGGTATTGGAGCTGTAAAAACTAGTTTTAACACATCTGAAGGTGTTGTAGTTGATTATGTTGATCCAGCTGATTTAGTTTATTCTTATACTGAATCACCATACTTTGATGATATATACTACGTAGGTGAAGTTAAAATGATACCTATAAACGAATTAGCAAAACAGTTTCCACATTTAACTGAGTCTGATTTAGAAGATATATACAAAAACAAAGGTTATCATAAATCTAATTACCATAATAGTAATTATAATATGACTGAAGAAGATAATAACAAAGTTCAGGTATTATATTTTAATTACAAAACTTATATGAACGAAGTTTATAAAGTTAAAGAAACTAGAAGTGGTGCTAATAAAGTTTTAGCAAAAGATGATACTTTTAATCCACCACAAATGTTAGAAGGTGATTATAGTAAATTACAAAGATCTGTAGAGTGTTTATATGAAGGAGCTTTAATATTAGGTACTGATAAGTTATTAAAGTGGGAAATGGCTAAAAATATGATGCGTAGCAAAAGTGATTTTACAAAAGTAAAAATGAATTACGCTATTGTAGCTCCACGTATGTACAAAGGTCGTATAGAGTCACTGGTACAGCGTATAACTGGTTTTGCAGATATGATACAGCTAACACATTTAAAGCTACAGCAAGTTATGTCTCGTATGGTACCAGATGGAGTTTACTTAGATGCAGATGGTTTAGCTGAAATAGATTTAGGTAACGGTACAAACTATAATCCACAAGAAGCTTTAAACATGTTCTTCCAAACTGGTAGTGTTATAGGTAGATCGTTTACTCAAGACGGTGATATGAATCCTGGTAAAATACCTATACAAGAAATACAAAGCGGCAATGGTAGTGGTAAAATGCAATCATTAATTACTACATATAATTATTACTTGCAAATGATACGTGATGTAACCGGACTTAATGAAGCAAAAGATGGTAGCATGCCAGATAAATATTCTTTAGTTGGTATACAAAAACTTGCCGCAGCTAATAGTAACACAGCAACAAGACATATATTGCAAGGTGGTATATTTTTAACAAAAGAAGTTTGTCAATGTTTATCATTAAGAATATCAGATATATTAGAATACTCTCCAACAGCAAACGCATTTATACAACAAATAGGTAGTCATAATGTAGCAACGTTAAAAGAAATGAATAGTTTATATTTATATGATTTTGGTATATTTATAGAGTTACAGCCAGATGAAGAAGAAAAAGCAATGCTTGAAAATAATATACAGCAAGCTTTATCTCAACAAGCTATAGAACTAGAAGACGCTATTGATCTTAGAGAAATAAAAAATATTAAACTTGCTAATAGACTTTTAAAAATAAGACGTAAAAAGAAAAAAGAAGAAGATCAAAGAATACAGCAAGAAAATATTAGAGCACAATCTGAAGCAAATGTAAATTCTCAAAATGCAGCTGCAATGATGGAAATGAAGAAAAACGAAGCTGTAACAATGAATCAAATACAATTAGAAGAAGCTAAAGCTAATTTTAAAGCAAAAGCTTTAGAGCAAGAAGCTGCGGTTAAAAAAGGATTAATGGAATATGAGTTTAATCTTAATAGACAGCTTAAACAAATGGAAAAAGATACGGTCAATAACAAAGATAAAATGAAAGAAGATCGTAAAGATGAAAGAACTAGAATACAAGCTACTCAACAAAGTCAACTTATAGATCAAAGAAAAGGTGATAAACCACCTAAAAACTTTGAGTCTACAGGTAATGATATACTTGGAGGGTTTAGTATTTAAAATTTATTAATTATTATTATATTATATTATGGAAGAAAACAAAGAAAATGTAGTTGAAGAAACTACACAAGAAAATATTACGGTTGTTGATACAGACAATCAAGTGCCAGAACAAGATGATGGCGTTATAAGAGTAGATTTAAGTAAACCACCACCAACTAAAACACAAGAAGATGCCGTTCCAAAGCAAAGCACAGATGAGGTACCTGTACGCGACGAATCCGAAACTAGCGAAGAAGTTCAAGAACAAAACGTCGAAGCGACAGATGAAAAACCTACCGGAGAAGAAGTCTCCGTTCAAGATGAAAAACCCGTACTTGAAGAAGTAACTGAACAAGAAATAAAAGAGCAAACAGAAAACTTAACAGAAGCTGTTGAGTCTGCTCAACAAACAGGTCAAGATTTACCTGAAAATATTCAGAAGGTTGTAGACTTTATGAACGAAACTGGTGGTACGCTAGAAGATTATGTAAGACTTAATCAAGATTATTCAAACTATGACAATGATACTTTATTAAGAGAATATTATAAATCTACAAAACCACACTTAGATAATGAAGAAATTAGTTTCTTAATGGAAGATAATTTTTCTTATGATGAAGAAAAAGATAGTGAAAGAGAAATAAAAAGAAAAAAGTTAGCGTTAAAAGAGCAAGTTGCCGACGCTAGAGCCTTTCTGGACGGGCAAAAGTCCAAATACTATGATGAAGTTAAAGCTGGTTCTAAGCTTACGCCTGAACAACAAAAAGCTGTAAACTTTTTTAATAGATACAATAAAGAGTCGGAGGAAAATCAAAAGATAGCAGATCAAGGTAAAAACGTATTTATAGAAAAAACAAACCAAGTATTCAACAATGACTTCAAAGGTTTTGATTTTAATGTTGGAGAAAAAGTTTATAGATACAATGTTGCAAATCCTGAAGCTGTGAAACAAAACCAAAGCGACATTAATAATTTTGTTCAAAAGTTTACTGATAAAAAAACAAAATTAATGGGTGACGCTGCTGGTTATCACAAATCATTATTTGCCGCTATGAATCCTGACGCTATTGCAAATCATTTTTACGAGCAAGGTAAAGCTGACGCTATGAAAGATAGTGTTGCTAAATCTAAAAATGTAAGTATGGAACCAAGACAATCTTTTGGTCCTAACGATACAGGTATAAAAGTAAGAGTGCTTAAAGACGATACTTCTCCAACCTTTAAATTTAAAGTTAGAAAATAATTAATTTAAACAATAAATAAAAATGGCAATTACAAGAAGAACGTCGTTTCAAGCTGCACCAGTGCAAGCTGTAACGTCGGAAAATTACTTAGACATCCAAAATAATGGATGGGCACAGCAATACTTGCCTGACTTAATGGAAAAAGAAGCTGAGGTTTATGGAAAAAGAACTATCTCAGGTTTCTTAGCTCAAGTTGGTGCAGAAGAAGCTATGTCTGCTGATCAAGTTATTTGGTCAGAACAAGGTAGATTACATCTATCTTATGGTTGTGACATGTTAGATGTTACAGCTAGTACAATTAACATAACAGCTGATATTGATGGTGTAGCTAGAACTACAGATCATGGTATTAGAGTTGGTGATCAAGTATTGATCGCTGGTGGTGGACAAACTGTTACAGCTCGTGTAAGCGTTGCTGCAGCAAGTAGTGCAACTATTACTGTACAACCTTATGGTTTTGCACACATGACAGACGCTGGTTTTGTTAATGGTGACAACAGTTGTACTATATTAGTATTTGGTTCTGAAAACGCTAAAGGAACTGCTTATGTAGGTGGTAGAGCTAACGAGCCTGCTTTTACTACATTTACAAACAAGCCAATCATTTTAAAAGACATGTATGAGGTTTCAGGATCTGATGCTGCTCAAGTTGGTTGGGTTGAAGTTACTGGTGAAGAAGGACAAAATGGTTACTACTGGTACTTAAAAGCTGAAGGTGACACTAGAGCAAGATTTACTGATTACTTAGAAATGAGTATGATTGAATCAGAGCTTGTTGCTGCAGCTTCTAACATTGCTCTACCAACTGATGGTGGTGCAGGTACTGCGGGTACTGAAGGTCTTTTCGCTGCGATTAGATCAAGAGGTAACCAAACTTCAGGTGTTACTGGTATTAACCCTGCTACTGATTTCCAAGAGTTCGATGCTATATTAGCTGAATTTGACAGAAACGGTGCAATTGAAGAGAACATGATGTTTGTTAACAGAACAACTAGCTTAGCTATTGATGATATGTTAGCTTCATTAAACTCTGGTTATAGCGGTGGTACTTCTTACGGAGTATTTAATAACTCTGAAGATATGGCACTTAATTTAGGTTTCTCTGGTTTCAGAAGAGGTTCTTATGACTTCTACAAGTCTGACTGGAAATACTTAAATGACTTAGCTACAAGAGGAGGTATAAACAACGCTGCAACTGCAGGTGAAGATATTAGAGGGGTAATTATCCCAGCTGGTACATCTTCAGTTTATGACCAACAATTGGGTAAAAACCTAAGACGTCCTTTCTTACACGTAAGATTTAGAGCTTCTCAGTTAGAAAGCAGAAAAATGAAGACATGGGTTACTGGTTCCGTTGGAGCTGCTACGTCTGATCTTGATGCTATGACTGTAAACTTCTTATCAGAAAGATGTTTAGTTACTCAAGGTGCTAACAACTTCATGTTAATGAACTAAGCACATTATAAAAAAGAGTCGAGGCTTCGGCCTCGGCCCTTTTATTTATTAATTTTATTATATATTATATTATGGCAAAAAAACAAAAAATCGAAGAGGTAGAGGTACCTGTTGCTGAAACTGTAGTAGTTGAAGCACCAAAACCAAAAAGAAAAGACCCAAAATTTAAAACATCTGATGATGGCTGGGTAATAAAAGACAGAACATATCTTTTAGTAAACGGAACAAAACCTTTAAGTAAATCAATAAAAAGCGCTGGCATATATTATTTTGACGAAGAAAAAGGTTATGAAAGAGAACTAAAGTATTGTGAAAATCAAAAAACTTGTTTTGTTGATGAAATGAAAGGTGATCAAAGATTATCACATATTATTTTTAGAGCAGGTGTTTTGTTTGTTCCTAAAAATAAAGTTACTCTTCAAAAACTTTTATCTATATATCATCCGTTCAAAGGAAAAATATATTACGAGCTACAACCACAAGTTATAGCAGAAAATGAAGTAGAAATATTAGAGTTAGAAATAGAAGCGTTAAATGCTGCTAAAAACTTAGATATTGATATGGCAGAAGCTGTTATGCGTGTAGAGTTAGGTTCTAGGGTTACTAAGATGAGTTCTAAGGAACTTAAACGAGATGTATTACTATATGCTAAGAGAAACCCACAGTTGTTCTTAGAATTAGTAAATGACGAAAACGTACATCTTAGAAATATTGGTATTAGAGCTACTGAAATGGGATTATTAAAACTTTCACAAGATCAAAGAACTTTTAGTTGGGGATCTACTGATAGAAAATTAATGAACATTCCATTTGATGAGCATCCATACTCTGCATTAGCAGCTTGGTTTAAAACCGATGAAGGTATGGAAATATATACAAATATAGAAAAACAATTGAAGTAAAAACCTTGTAGATGCAGTCGCTCTACGGGGCGATTGCAAACTACAAAAAGAAAAAAATATGGCAGTAAATATAGATACGGTATATCAAAGAGTTTTAGCTTTAGCTAATAAAGAACAAAGAGGTTATATAACACCTCAAGAATTTAATCTACATGCCAACCAAGCTCAAATGAATATTTTTGAGCAATATTTTTATGATACACACCAATTTCAAGCTGTTCAAAAAGGTAATAGTACAGAATACTCAGATATGATAGACTTATTAGCTGAAAAAATTGCACCTTTTGAAAAACACAAAGTAGCTGTTAGTATGTCAGGTAATACAGGTACACTAGCTACAGATTTGTATAGATTAGGAACAGTATTTTTTGCTGTTGGTGGAACTAAAGATGTAGAGGTTGAACGAGTAGAAAAAAACGACTTTGCTTATATTGAAAACTCACCGCTAGCTGCTCCTACAGAAAAAAGACCTGTATATACTCGTGTATCAAACACAACAATAAAAACATTTCCCTCAGCAACTATAACTTCTAACGTAACTCACAACTATGTAGCAAAACCTACAAAAGTTGAGTGGGCTTATGTTGTTGTAAACGAAAAAGCTTTATTTAACGCTAATAACGCGGTGCATTTTGAGTTACATCCTTCTGAAGAAGAAAGTTTAGTTATAAACATATTAGAGCTAGCAGGTATAACTATAAACAAAGCTGGTTTAGCACAAACAGCTGCTAATATGGATCAAAAGAATATACAACAAGAAAAACAATAATAAATGGGATTATTAGGAACTACTTCACAACAACAATATCAAAACTCTGGCAACCTTGGAAGTTATCAATATATATCAATTGAAGATATAATAAACAACTTTATAGTTGCATATGTTGGAGAAAATAAAATATTTTCTAAAGTTAGAAGAACTGACGTTGCTTTTCATGCTCAAAGAGGTTTAGCTGAATTAAGCTATGATACTTTAAGATCTAGAAAATCACAAGAAATTGAAGTTCCACCATCTTTAAAAATGATGTTGCCTCAAGACTATGTAAATTACGTAAAAATATCTTGGCATGATAGTCAAGGTAATGAGCGAATACTATATCCTGCGTTAAACACTAGTAATCCAAGTGCTATATTACAAGACGGTAATTATGATTATAATTTAGACAGTAATGGTGCATTACAATTTGCAAGTGAGTCTGATACTTGGACAGCTTTTAAATCTGTAACACCAAACTCTACTGGTAATTTAGATGCTGATACTGATTACTATGCTGATTTATTTAGTGCTAGATTTGGATTAACACCAGAAAAAACACAAGTTAATGGTAATTTTTATATAGATTACTCTTTAGGTTTTATACACTTTAGCTCTAACTTAAATGGAGAAACTGTAACCTTAAAATATATAAGTGATAGTTTAGGTGTTGATGCTGATCAAGTTGTACACAAGTTTGCTGAAGAAGCTTTGTATAAACACATAGCTTATGGTATTGCTGGTGCTATGGCAGCTATACCTGACTATGTTGTTAGAAGAATTAAAAAAGAAAAGTTTGCTGAAACAAGAAAAGCTAAACTAAGACTATCTAATATTAAGTTAGAAGAAATTTCACAAGTATTAAGAAATAAATCGAAAAGAATAAAACACTAAAGTATGGCTGAATTAAAGCATAATTTTACTAAAGGTCGAATGAATAAAGACCTTGATGAAAGATTAGTGCCCAATGGTGAATACAGGGACGCTATGAATATTGAAGTGTCTACATCTGAAGATTCAAATGTTGGTGCTGTACAAACAACATTAGGTAATACTTTAAAGTCTGCAACTGGAGTTTCTACAGCTTATACACTTGGTTGTATTACTGATCCTACAACCAACAAAATATATTCCATGGTGCATAACGATTTAGGTTATGCCACAAGAAGCGGTATCACAAAAGATATGGTTGTTGAATATACGCCAAAAACAGATACAACAAAATATGTTTTTGTAGATATATATTGCGTTAAAACAACAATAGAAACATCTAATGGTGGTGCCGTTAAGTTTTTATATATACCTTTAAATAGTAGCACAAGCACTAACAATGTGACTGGTGTTAGAAAAAACATGCGAGTTACCGGTACTTTTAACGGTACTTTTTATGGTAGTAGCCCTTTAAATGAAATTTTAGTAGAAAACGTAGAGTTTGATACAACTCGTATGAAAATAACTTTAAGTAGAGCTGTGCAAACAGTAGCTGGCGAAGAAGTAACGTTTAAAGCTAAAAGAACATTAAATTTTTCTAGAAACCGTAGAATAACAGGTATAAATATAGTTGATGATATGCTGTTTTGGACAGATGGCGGAACTGAACCTAAAAAAATAAATATTACAAGAGGTATAAAAGGTACTGGTGGTAATAGAACTTTAAACTCAAATCCACAAACAACTTTTACAGGCGATAACACAGATCATCATACTAGATTAGTAATAGATGATATTAATACTATAGTACCAAGATATATAGTAGCTACAAATAGATTAGGTACATACCCTGTTTATGCTGAAGAGTGTCATTTAACTGTATTAAGACCAGCACCACAAACACCTTTGCAGTTAGAAATGACTGACTCTTCTTACGATAGATCTAACTCAAACACAGGTGCTGTTAATAGAACTGATGCTCAAGCCACAATACAGTTTTTTTCTAATGCTACAACAGCTTTAACAGCTGGAGACTTTGTTCAAGTAACTTTTGATCAAGCACCTGACTATAGAGTTGGTGATGTATTATTAATAACTAACGATCAAAGTGTATCTCCTACAGATTATACTGATTACGAGGTTAGATGTAAAGTAACTCAAATACCTACAGGTCATACGCCAAACAATTTAATGTTAGGTATATTTGAGTTAGAAATATTGTTTATAGCAGATGAACTAGTTTATAATGCTTCTGGCGAACAATTTTTTACTTTATTAGAGCAAAAAGAACCTTTATTTGAACTTAAATTTCCAAGATTTAGTTATAGGTATAAATACACAGACGGTGAGTATTCAGCTTTTGCACCTTTTTCAGAAGTAGCTTTTTTAGCTGGACCTTTTGATTACGAGCCTAAAAAAGGTCACAACTTAGGTATGACAAATCGCTTAAGAAGTTTATGTTTAAAAAATTATGTTCCAGAACCTGCGCAAAATAAATTACCTGGCGCTGGTAGACCTGATGATGTAGTCGCTATAGATATACTATATAAAGAGTCAAATAATAATAACATATATACGGTTAAAACTTTAACAGCAAAAGATAGTCACCCTATTTGGCCTGATATGGCAAACTATGCTTATTCAAGAGGTAAATTAGTAATAGACACAGAGATGATACACGCTGTTTTACCTTCTGAACAGTTTTTAAGACCTTTTGATATAGTTCCAAGAACAGCTAAAGCTCAAGAAGTAACTGGTAATAGATTAGTTTATGGTAATTACAAACAAGGTTATAATGTAGAAGAAACTATAAATATAGAAACTTCACTTAAAATAGGTTCTTTTTCAACTTTTAAAGATGATGGTTTAAAGTCAGTTAAAACATTAAGAGATTACCAGCTTGGTGTTGTTTATTTAGATAAATATGGTAGAGAAACCCCAGTTTTAGTTGGTCCAGAAAAAGGCTTTCAAAGAGTTGGTAAGGTTTTTAGTGATAATACTGTTAAGTTAAGAGCTAAATTAACTAACCCACCACCTCACTGGGCAAAATCGTTTAAGTTTTATGTAAAAGAACCTTCGAACGAGTATTATAACTTAGCAATGGATCGTTGGTATGATGCTAGAGATGGTAACATATGGATAAGTTTTCCTTCGAGTGAAAGAAATAAAGTTGATATAGATACTTATTTAATATTAAAAAAATCACACGCTAATAGCAGGTCTGTTGCAAACGATGTTGCTAGATACAGAATATTAGATATTTCAAACGAGGCACCTGACTATATAAAGAAAACTAGAAAAGTTTTAGGTGATCATTTTGATAACAATGCAAAAACACACATTGGTAATGGTGGTGATGGTTTTCCACTACCTGGGTTTGATTATGTAACAGTTCCTTACGCAGCGTTTAACAATAGCGACTGTGTAATTATAGATGCTAGTGGTACTGCAGATCCTAGATCGCCACACTTACAAGATGATTTGTATTTAAAAATTCGTAGTGAAGACGGTGATCAAAGCGCTGAATATGAAATTGTAGCAATAACAAACACAGGGCAAGGTGGTAATTACAAGCTTAAACTAGCAAAACCTTTAGGAGATGATCTTGAGTTTACTTCAACTGGTCAAACATATGCTACTAGAATTAGCGGTTTATTTTTAGAGCTTATACAATATAAAGTAGAAAACAAACCTGAATTTGATGGTAGATTTTTTGTTAAAATAGAAGTTGATGACGCTTTACGAACTAGAGTATTAAATAAAAGTATAGTAGACGGCGAATATGTTAATATATCTAATCAAAGTTATGATGTTGCTTATATTTCTAGTCAAAGTACTAATCCTGCTAATAGTTCACCTGACAATGATGGTATTTTTAATGAATTAACTTGGGACAATTTAGTTAGTGGTGGGACTTTTGATAGCAACGTGGTTGCCGCAACTATAGATGGTACTTCAGCGATACTAACGCTGACCGTTAATGGTGACACAAATAATTACTTAATTGATATAAATG